TGGTTTAGATTACCTGTATCTCTTAATGTAAATCCTGTAGGATACCAAGTTTGTTCTAGTGGATAAACAGTTGCTGTTCCTGTACTGTTATATGTATATGGTACTGTTGTGATAAACGGATATGGCTGTTGGTTATTATAAGTGAACGGTGTTTGACCAGTTCTCTGATAAGTAAATGGACTTCTATGGTTATATGTAAACGGACTTTGTTTATTAGCAATATATGGATACGGTTGTTGTGCATTCGCAATATAAGGAGACTGTTGGTTTACAGTGTTTGTATATTGAGAGTTTGCAATGTAGGGACTCTGTTTATTAGCAATGTATGGAGACTGAGCGTTCCTTATGTTTGGTTGTTGACTGTTTGCAATGTAAGGTTGTTGCGTTTGGTGTTGATAAGTGAATGGAGTTTGACCAGTTCTCTGATAAGTAAACGGACTTCTATGAGTGTATATAAATGGTACTCGACCTGTTCTTTGATATGTAAACGGAGTCTGTGCATTCCTAATATTAGGTTCCTGTGAATTTACAGGGTTTCTATATGTAGTAGGCTGTCTATTTTGATACGTAAACGGTGTTTGTGCATTCGCAGGTGTTTGTGCTGTAGTCTGTCTTGTCTCAGCGTTTTGTGCGTTTCGTACAGATTGACCTTGATACGGTTGTTGTATCGTAGTCCCAGTGTTTATATAAATTTCTTCAGACATATCATATCACAAACCATAAGTGTCCAGTTGAAGTTGAACCAACACTACTTGGTGCAGAACTTACAGTTTCATAATCCAGTTGTATGTTATCACTCTCAATAACTATTCCATCAGTAACATTTGCATTAATCACCCCACTAGAGTAACTAATACCATTCCCACCACTTATATAGTTCTCAACATCTGAGTTATTATAGGTTTCGGGTGCAGCTGCATTTTCCCATTTTGACTGGGAAGTATTATATTGTAGAACTTGACCATTTGACGGAGATGAGATATCAACATTAGAAAGGTCTGTTAAGTTTGCAAGTCCAATCCTTGCATCTGCTCTTGAATTTGTAAAGTATTGATTGGTTCCTTCACTTAAATTAGTAGTTGAGTGATTTGATATAGATGAAACTGTACCAGTGACATCTCCAGTTAAATCTCCAGTGACATCTCCAGTTAAATCTCCAGTGACATTACCAGTGAGGTTGCCAGTGACATTACCAGTCACGTTACCAGTAAGATTTCCTGAAAATAAAGTAGATGCAATACTACTTGCACCAGTTAAAGAACCACCATCAATTGTTAATGTTCCATCTGTTAATGCATCTACAGTCAATGTAGTTGATGGTGCCATAGTTAGATTACCTTCAGAATATAAAGTTCCAGCAAACTGAATATTGTAACCCGATTCTAATACTGTTGTTTTATTTGCACCATCACCTTGTAAGATAATTCCGCTGTCATTTGTGTTGTAAATAGTGTTTGCAGCAGTCTCTGAAAAGAATCCTACTGAACCTGATGTAGAATCAACTACACCCAAATACGAACCAGTGAATGCATATATTGTAATCTTATCATTAAGAGAAGCTGCAACAACTAAGTCTATAATACTATGTGTATTTCCACTTAATGCTCCATACCCACCAATCGTATAATCATCTCCTTCGATAAGATGTTCTGAATTTTTATATACTTGTATTTTCTGTTGGCGGAACTCTAAAGTGTTACTAAATGCATCTAAACCAGTGAATCTAGTTTGTGATGCAGTTGCAAGATATTGAAATTCTTGAAAGAAGAAAGTCTTATCTTCAATACTATTAATTGCATCAACAACAGTTTGAGTGTTCTCTGTTCTTAATCCAGTCTTATCTCCAACTTCATTTGCAAGGTCGTTGTATTTACGTCTGAAGTCTTCTAATGTACTATGATTGTCTACTGTTTTAGCCACTTACTTTCTCCAATAAGTCTTTAATTAGAGATTTTATTTCACCAATCTCTTCCTTTATATTATTTATCTCGTTTTTTTGTTTCACAAATATTTCTTTGCGTTTCTTAGCAAGTCTCCACTGTTCCATATCAGTAGATACTATTGCTTGTGAGTCCCCATCTCTATATAAGTTTGTTGTACCCTCTACCTTTAGATAGTTATCCATTACGCAACTGCAATACATCTCAATGCAGACACTAATGGTACTACTGATGTATTATATCCCCTTCCAACAATTTTAATTATGAATCCACTGAACTCGGGTAAGTCATCAGCAGTATATTCATACTCTTTAAAGTTTCTTGCATCTGCATCTGTTGTTATGTTAGGCGAACCGTCTGTATTAAAATACTCAAATCCAATATCATCAAGAGCAGACTCTTCATCATTTTTAATTATTTTATATAACACTTTAATGTCTGTTGTTGCAGGTCTGAATATATCAGCAGTAACTCGTATTCCTGATGCAGGAGTCTTTAAGTTAACTTTCTTAGTGATATAACACATAACATTATTCTCACCTTCTGATTCTGTATTAATTGAGATAGTTTCTGTATCAGTAGAACTCAATCCACTTAATCTATTTGAGATTGCTAATGCACCAACTGAACTGACATCAATTATTGGAGATACATTTTTATTTGCAGACACCAACTGAAGTCTACATTCAAACGATTTATCATTAGACATCTCATTTTGTTCATTTATTGATGATGCAACAATACTTGGAGATGAGAAGAATACATTATCATTTAATGCAATGATATCACCACTAGTTCTCTTAGTATAAACAGTTCCATCAATGTAACCTTCGGGCGAGTTCATTGGAGTTCCAACAGCATTAACACTCACGAAAGTATCTTCGGGTGCAACATTTGGAATCATTGTATGTAATGCATCGTAATAATAATTGCGTGATGAATATACTTCCTCACCACCACCTACAGTAGATTCGGTTGCACTGTATGATGATACAAAGTCGTATGATGATATATCGGGGACTACTCTGAAAGAATCCATATCAAATGTACTCTCTATTGAAGTGAATGTTGTGTTAATTGAATCCACTGGAATACCACCTAGTGTTTCACCAACTGTAGTTATATTAACAGTAAAACTAAATGCAGAACCAATTGTACAAGTTATAACATCTCCTGCAGTATGACCACTTCCAGTATTTTTAATTTTTGTTGCAGTTATATCTGCAGTTCCTGAAATAGTCTCTACTGTAATATTAAATGCAAGTCCTGTTGATGTGACATCTCCTGTACCACTTGTTGTTATGGTAACGCTGTCACTTCCAACTGTTCCACCGTGGACTATATCATATGAACCATCTGATGGCAATGTTCCTGTATCAACTGCATTTGCAATTTCTAATACTGCACCTTGTCTATCTCCACTGACACCTGAGATTACAACATTAGATGAAGTGTTGTACATACCGTGATTGTAGTTATACACTTTAGTATAAGTTTGACCTGAAACGGTTTCAATTGGATTCTCTTGTAATTTTGCAGTACTTAAAGTATCATTTTCAAATGAAAGATATCCAGCAACTGAAGTGTCAAAACTACACATCTTTAAGTGGAACTTAAGGTCATCTTCTTGTGTTGGAGTCCAAGTTGAGTTGTTCTGAGACAAGAATAATGAACCTGCATAAGGTTGACCTGAAATTGTTTGTCCTGTTGCGATATCAGTCTCACCCATTCTAGATATATAACATTCATACTCGTTTGAGTTTGAGTATACCACAAATACATATTCTTGTCCATCTTCTAAGAATACTGGGGATTCGAATGCAAAGTTAGTTGATGTTGAACCATCTTCTGATAGGTTTACATCACTAGGATTTTTAGTAACTGTTGAGAAAGGTACTACAACTGGGCCTGGGAATCCATTTATCATTGTTCTGATTTGTACGGATACAGGTAGATTATCATCTTTGGTCTTAAAGAATAGGTCAATTGAAGACATCATTGCACCACCACTAGATTCTACTAAGAATGATTGTGCAAGTGGGTCTCCCCAAGTAGTTCTTCTATCAATTTGTATTCTTTCAATGAACCCTAGAGGTTGGAATCTATCTTCTCTAAATGATATTGCAGGAATTGTCGGCGGTAAAGGTACTGGCGGCAATATTATAGGGTCGGGTATCTGCAAAGGTGGAGTATCAACCACAATTACATCAGGGATTGGTACTGGAGGACTTGGAGGAGGACTTGGAATAGCAGGTGCAGTTGTGTCTATACTTGTTGAGTTAACTGCTTCTCCCCTACTTGTGAAGTTTCTCTCTCCATTCATTCTTTCTGTAACAACTCTACCATTTCTTGTTGAAACAATTTCTGTTTGATTAGATTGTAGTAATCCTTGTGCTTGGTATATACCTGTACCCACAGAAGATGGATTATTCTCATTATATCTTGATGATGTAATCTTAAGTTCTCTTTGTCCTGTCGGGAATCTTTGTGTATTAGAATTTGGAAGTTCAAAATAAGCACGAAGTCTACCATTACCATCTGTTTTTACACCTTTACCAAGTGTTGTTGATGAACCATCTTGTGCATATGCAGCACTAAATGGTCTAACATATGAATGCACACCCATATCATCAAAGTATATGTAATGCCAAGTATTTGGTTTTAAATTATTTGCATCTATTTCAATTGTTCTTGCACGAATAAATGGTATAATAGATACAGATACCATTCTATCGTTTCGTGTTTCTACAAAGTCTTCAACAACACTTGTAGATACACCCGTTCTTGTTTGTATTTCAGGTGTCTCTGTAATCTCTCTTGATACTTCTACGCCAGGAATCCATTCACCACCTTGTGATGGGTCTCCACTCCACGAACCATTTGAAGTTGCAGTGATTTCAGATGAAATAGTATTCGGTTCTCCTACCCAAGTAGTCTGCCAGTTATTCCATACAGTTCCCAATCCATTTGCATTGTCTGATAGAACTGCATCGAAGTTTCCTTCTCTATTAATTCTAACTTCAGGAAGTCTTTCACTATCATTCCAAATATCTGTTTCGGGTGTTAGACTAACATTTCCTAAGAAAGCAAATACGTGATATGGGTTAACATTAATTGAACGAGATGCTTTATCTTGATTGACAAATGTTTGTTCTACGTAAGGAAGTGTTATTAGATTACCAGTTTTTTTATAGTTTGCAGATTTTCCTGTATTCAAACCTATATCAAAAAATTGTGAATAAGATTGTGGTCTTAATACTCCTAATCTACCATCAACAGAGTTTCTATAGTCGGGATGATTTACATCTCCAACTCTATGTCCTCTAAAGTTATCTACTAAGAATCCTGATTTAAATCTATCAAATCCGTCACCATCTAAAATCTGTTTTGTTTGTGTATCCTTTTCTAATAATGAAAGAGATGTTACCCTTTCTAAGTTAGTAACCCTTTGATTGATTTTACCAATATCTTTCATAGTAAATCGTCTATGGTCTTGTGACCTAACTTTAATGTTCTTTAATTTTTTTGTGAAAGCGGGTATAGACAACTCAAATAATTCAATTGCACCATCAACCGATTTAGGTTTAGTTGGTGAAAGAGATGGTTCTCCTGATGATATTTGGAAGTTACCTGATTTATGTAAAAACAGTTTATCTATTCTTCCAACATAGAAAGAAATATCCCCTTGCAGACTTGAACCTGTAATAGGTGTGCCAGGTAAACTTGGATTTGTATCGTAATTAGAACCACTATTAGTAGTTTCTTTATCTCTAGTAGAAGAATAGTGTCTACCATTTTCATATGAGAATGGTGCATATTCGATTGCAGTACTAATGTCACTTACTGAAGATATGTTTGGATTTACTGTTAAATCTATATCGTATAGTTGACCTACAATTGGTCTAAAGTCCAATGCATCTGATAACTCATATGTACCATCGGGTTCTTGACCACCTAAGTCTACTTTGTTTGCAGAATAAACTGGAATGTCTTCATAGTCTACACTGTAAGAATTTACATCAAAGAAGTCACCAGTACCGTGTGAAAAATGGTCAAATACTATTAATATTTCATTATTTGGTTCGGGTTCTGATGGTTTCCTAACAAGTTTACAGGTATCATAGTATCCATCTCTTTGACCGTTGTCAAAGAAGTATCTGTTTGTTATATTTGATGAACCTTGTGATACTGTTGTTAGAGTTGCTTGTGCAGCTGATGTCTGACCAACTACAAATTCACCCTCTTGGAACTTTCCTGATATCATATACCAATATGATGTTGAACTTGAATTGTAATCAATTAATACTGCACGAGCATTAGATGTTTGTCCGACTAATGTTTCGTGTATTGTAAAGCTTTTACTTTCACTTCCAAGTGTTGCGTTAGGTGTTGTAGGTGTTCCACCAACCCCTTCGTATATTCCGTGAATCTTATGAACATCTGCAACACCTAGTGTTAACTCTTTGTCTCTAAATGATGTTCCATAAACTCCAGTGTAAGATGCATTTCTGTCTCCTGACATTGATAATGCACGACCTTGATTTAAATCTTTTGTTCTTGATGCTGGATTACTAATCAACATAGAATATGTTATTCTTAATTTAACATTTTCATTTACAGCATTGAATCCAGTTAATGTTAAAGACTGACCATCACCATTTTGTGAAGGTGAAGTGTCTTCAAATGTTTGAATGTCTAATAAGTCCCCGTTATTAAGTGTTGGACTTGATGCAGAAGAAGTATCGATAACTGCAATAGAGAAGTTATCAGTATTTTGGTCTTCGAATGTACCTTCTGTTTGTGCAATAGTTACACTACCTGATGCAGAGATTGACTGAACTGTTTGTCTTTTTACCTTTACATTATCACAAGAATGTGTTTTAACATAGTCTCTAGGCCAAGAGAATATATTCACTGTTTGGTCTTGGTCAATCAGTTTTACTCGTCTTCTTTCTACATTACCATTGTACGCACTAGATGATGCACCTACAAGTGTTAAAGCAATATCTGAAGTGACCGAAGAAACTACTAGTTCTTCACTTCCAGCAGGGTTGAATATTATATCTCCCTCTTTTAATTCTGTAGTAAATAGTGTACCGACACCTGCAACTGAAGTATTAGTTCCTAATGATACGGTACCTGTTAAAATTTTTATTTGTGCAGTTTCAATATCAGCACTAAAATGTTGATTTGAACTTGTTGTCGGTTCTTGTGTGATTGACCTTGCACGGTCAATGTTATAATTTCTTACTGCAGTAATCTGATTACCACTTGTTGTTGCAAAAGAACCACTACCAAGTGATGATAAATTATCATTAGTTGAGAAATTACCAACAACATCGTGAAGATAAAGTGCATTTGAATTGTTGTCATATGCAACATATCCTGTTGCACCAGTAGAACTACCAGTGACTTTATCACCAGCAACTGCAGTACCTGAATGTGCTGAGTATGTTAATTTAGTAAACATCTTAACATCAAATACTGATAAGTCAAATTTTGTTGAATCTTCATTATACTCTCCAGCAGCTGCTGAACCAGTATTATGTTCTATGTCTCTTACTCTAACAAATCCTATGTGTTCAACACCACCTGCATTATCAGCCGCAACAGGGTCTCGATTTTCTGCACGAGGGCCATCTGCTGAATGATTATCAGATGTCATATCATCTATTTTATAATTCCATAATTTACAGAATTTGTATGGTGTTATTCCTGTACTGTCAATACCCTGATTAACTTCGGGTAATGAATGTGTATTTAAAATTCTTAATTTGTTTCCTAAACGAATCGGTGACTTAGCATTTAGAAGGGATTTAGTTGACCTTGCTTTTGAGAATGGAATCGTTGATGTTCCTGTTTTTTCAATCTCAAATCCTTTGACATATGCTTTGCCAGGCGATACTTGCATAATGAACTGGTTTTCTTTACCACCATTATCAGAAGTATAGAAACCTCTGTTAGTTGTATCATCTAAATGTTCTCTTAGTGATTGTGTAAATTGTCTTACAACAAAATCACCATTTGCATCGAATGTTCTTCGTGCAAGTGTCTTTTCTATAGTGTTATAAACAGGAGTTGAAATCTGTAGTTCAATAGTACCCTGATTAACTCTGACTAACTCAATAAAATTAGAATCAGTAGTGGTATCAATTGTGAATTTAGCAAGTGTTAAATTGACCTGTAGTCTATCAGCACCAGCTGCATTCTCGTTTGTTGACCCTGTTGCATTATCCTGTAATGAAGAATCGTCTGAATTTGAAATAAGTTTTTCGTTAATCTTTAAACCGACTCTATAACTTGGTCTAGAACTATATTTTTCTAATAAGATTTCTTGAGCATCAACTTTGACAAAGAATCCTCTTGTGTATATAACACCTTCATCAATCTTAACTAATGAACCAACTCCGATTGGTGTATCTGCTGTTGGTAGTACTTTAAAATAATTGTTATTTGAAGATACTGATGAGTATGCTCCACCTGAATCAACACCAACCTCTTCTAGTTCTTCATCTGCAGAGAAAGTGTATTCATTTAAAGTACCTTGTGTTAAGTACTTAACAAAAATAGTCAATTTATCATCAGTTGTTTCTGCTGATGATGTTATAACCTTTCCAATAACCCCTGTTGTTTTACCACGAATAAGTTTTCCGTGAAAGGATTTTCTATAGGTTTCGACTGCAGCATCGCCTAATACATTAGGGTTTTCTGTGGATACTTTTACATAATACAGTTCTAAATCTACGCCTGATTGAACACCCTGTACTATAGACCCCTCTTTAAAGAAGTGGTCTCCAAATTTCTCAACTTGGTTTTGTAATATAGTTTGTGACTGGGTTAATTCCCTTGCTTGTAGTGGTCTACCTGCTCTGAAGAGAACTTTATGAAAGTTTTTATCTTCAGAGTAGTCATCAAAGTACGGTGATATATTTAAATCAGTTTTTTCTGGCATTTTAACTCTCTTATAGGGGTCATAGAGACCCCATTAATTACATTTCGATTATCAGTTTGATATCTTCAATTTGGTCAGCAGCACGTGTTACCCTGCCCCTGTTTTCAATGTACATAATTTTACCTGTAAATCTTTCAACTTCAGGATGAGTTGTACTTACAGCACTTCCACCAGTAGTAGCAACTTGCACACCACCAACATAGATAGTGTCACTATTTGCAAAGTCAACATATTGTCCACCTGAATTAGCAACAGGTGTATGTGAAACAATATTATTTGTAGAATCAACTGACACTACTCTTGAAACTGCAACACCACTTCCATTTGAATTTGAGTTCATAATAGTATCATCAACACTAATATTACCAGTTCCTGAAACAGTAATCTGATGATATGCAGTTAATGAATCACTAGTTGATACAGTTGTAGTACCTTTAGCAAATGGGTCTTGGATAAGTCCAATCCTTCTGAAGTCATTATCTGTTGGGAAATCGCCTGAACCTTCGTTAAATTCAAGTCTTGAGTTAACTATAATGTAGTTTCCACCTAATTCTTCAATAGGACTAGAACCGTGACCATAGATAGGAGATATAATTACATTTGCAACAGCGTTAGTACCTGAACCAATTCCTGTAATATTATCAATATCAACTGAAGCACGTTTATAACCTGAACCATTTGTTGTCACTGTTATGTGACTTACAACATTACTTGAAACAGTAACAGTACATTCACCATTCTGACCGTCTCCTAAGATTGCGACTGCAGTGTAATCACCGTCATTATAACCTGAACCACCTGCAGTAACTTCTATGTGATACACTGCACCATCTATTGCTTGATTCTCAACATCCCATTGTGCAGTTCCGTTATCGGAAGCAGCAGTCCCGATTGCAGATTCACCATCAACTTCTGTTTGAGCACCAATTGTTTTAACTGGTATAAAATCGTTTGTTACGAATTTGATTGTTTCTGAAGCAGAAACTGTGTACATATACTTCCAAAGGTATCCTCTACCTGCAGCTGCAGCTGTATCAGAAGTTGACACTAATGCAGTTGGACTTGTTCCAGTTGGTTTAACTGTTGATGCAACTACGGCACCTGAACTATCTCTTCCAGTTCTAATACATTTGTATACGTGATACTCATCTGTTATTACATAGAACCTTGAATCAAATAGGTTTGTTGCACCTGAAGCAACTGCAGTATTTGATGTTGAAATGTTATGTTGATATTCGTCATATGATGTTGCACCTGTACTATCCCAGTTTCTTCGTACAAGACCGTGAGATACATCAGTGTTTGCAACTTTTTTAAGTGCAATCATATCTGAATATGCATCAATCTCTTCTCCGATTGAATTTGCTGGTGATGGTGGTGCATTTTCATCAGACCAGTCAAAAGACCGACCTATAAAAATGTATGTGGATGAAGCCGACTCACTAAAGTCTTCTCTGAATTGTTTCGCATTATGTGTTCGAAACTTTTCTGTTATAATTGCTGCCATTTCTATCTCCTAAGATATTTATAATACTATTTATATACTTATGCAGACTTTACGTAAGTACTAAATCCAATATTTGTTCTTTTTCTTTCGTGAAGAGGATAATCGGGGATATTCATCTTTGGATAATAATATTCAAAGTCTGATATTCGTATTCCTTCTGTTTTTGATTCCTCTTTGAGGAAATTTCCACTACCATCTTCTAATAAAAGGTCATCATTGTCGGTTTCATCTTTCAAGTAATAAGAGATGTCATATGTCTGTTGACCTTGTATAATATTTAGTGTACGCAAAGTATGTCCTAACGGAATAAATGTACTAATATTATTTTCAGAAGACTGTTCGTGTACAAGTACACTACCATCTTCCATAATCATTCTATGATTGTCTTCTGTATACAGTTCATTATCGAATAAATCAATCGTTCTTTCCGATACAAAGTATTCAATTTCACCAACTTGCGTTGCTGATTCCATTTGAGCAATGTCACCGTCTTCTAATAACATTCTGTCACCATTAACACCCTTAACGACTGCGTGTTCATTTGGTTCAAACCTTAGATGATGTATATGTTCTTCCATCTCAATTCTACTACCATCTTCCATTACAAGAACTTCTTCCTCTTGTGTGAATACTGAGAAAACTTTACCTTGGTCTGAAGGTCGTCTTTCAGGAACTAATCCAAATGAATTGATTGGTGTAAGACTTTCATTGTTATCATCAGCACGACACAAGTTCAATACAGTAATTGCACCATCAAGTCTTGGTGAACTTTGTACTGGTGTGTATGCAAACGAGTTGATAACATTGATATTGAAGTGTCTGTTTTTATGAGATGTGTCATAATACTCTGACCTTGCACCCAATGCTATACCTGCAGGGTTGGAAACTGTTGATGGGATTATTGACCCTGAGTTATCTACAGTAGGTGTGTTATCTTCTAATCCTGCATTTTGTAAGACAGCTAATGGGTCAACAGTAGTGTCTTCCATACGGAAGTAATTAGTATCACCTACTTTGAACCCTGTTGTTTTATCTTCTATTAATGGTTTACCACCATCTTCAAATACGATATCTCCGTGTGGTAAAAATTCGTGCAATTCAATTACTCGTGATGAATTAGAGAATGGATTTATAACTGCAAGTGTAGGTTCTCCGAAAATGATGATAGTAGGTCTATAGAGAACATCTACATTAAGTGAATTGTCTACATCGTCTCTTGTTTCAATATTAACATTTTGTAAAGAAGAATCTGCTGAAATTATACCTGCTGATTCATCCGATATAACAACATTTTTAATTGCAACTTCACCAAAGAAGATGTGTCCTGCAGGATGAAGTAAATCTTTAACTGCTGACCTATATTCATTAATAGACTCACCAACTTTAATAACATATGAATGTGTTTGATAGAACTTACCATCGTGAATATTAGATGCAGATGCATCCAGTGTACTCTTATCTCCCAATAGTTGTTCTTCAATGATACCCTCACCACCAAATTTACCACGACCATCAAATCTATGGTTCTTTATAACCTTAAACTCATCTGTTGTATTAAAGGAAACTATTTCCTCGTCTAGGAAATCACCATCTAAATCGGTATAGGTTAAGATGTGTCTGTCTGCATCATATGATACAACTGTTGCAGTTGTTCCTGAAGTGTCACCAGTTAAAGCAATACCTGTTTGTAAATTTGTTGTCGGTGTTTCAATTAGAAGTGGATGATGTGAGGTTGAAGCAATCAACCCATCTTCACTAAAATTGTATCCTTGTTCTTCTATATTAATTGAAGCAACACCACCAATTGTATCAGAGTATGCAAAAAGTTTTGCACCTGTTCCACTTGAAACATTTACTTGACTAGAAGTGTTTGTAGTTGCAGATGTACCACCCACAATACTGGTACCTGCAAGGAAAGTTCCTGTATCGGTTGACCTTCTTGCAATTTCCAATCTAGTTGCAGTTTTTGATATCAATAGTCCTGTTGCAGTTACAACTTCTGCTACTTCTTGATTTATTTGTTCACCAATATCATATCCTGAAGTATCACTCAAGTAGATGTATCCGCCAGGATATACTTTTGGTATTTTGGTGTAACCTGTTCCACCATCAATGATATTAATAGTTCTAATATTGGATTCAGTAGTTTCTAAGTTTGTTCTCGTTCCATCTTCATATGTCAAGTTATTAAACTGTTGATATATGTCAACTTTCTGTCCAGCAGTTAATCCAGTATTAAATACAATTCTGTCATTCTTTTTTGTATAACCGTATGTTACATCACCTTGTGTATATTGAATACCATCGACAAAAACTTTAACCTTTTCATCATTGAATATGAGTCTCATACCATAGTTGTCAATACCATTAAATAGAGTCTGCCCTGCAGTTGCAGTGAACTCAAACTGACCATAAACATCTTTGTTCTCTAAGATAATTTCATCACCAACAGAACCGATGATAGCTTTAGCACCACTACCTCTCGTATCTCTGTTATCAAATACAACTAATTGTGGTAATCCTATTTGTAAAATTGAATTGTTAGTAAGAGATAGCGGACTACTAACAGTCATTGATAATCTATCTTCTGATATATCAGAAACTTTAACTCTACTAATGTTAGTACCAAAAACTTCTTGGTCTACTCTGATTGCATTATCTAATGCAGTTCCAAATATCAGTTTTGTTGAAGACTCTGAGTATTCTGTTATACAATAAGAATTATCTTCATATTGTAATTCAAATCCATCTTCAGTAACAATTTGGTCTACTGTTCCTTCAGTCACAGCAGAAAATGTATTATGGTATCCACTTCCACCATCTTCGATGTATATTTTATCAACAGAACCTGATGTAACACCATCTAAGATTCCACGAGAATTTATAACATCCTTATCTCTATTACCGCCAGTAAAGTCTAATCTATAACTAACATCATAGAGTGAACCCCTTTGGTTGTTCTCTGTAATCAATCCTTCACTAATCTTTCTTAGTAATGTTCCACTTGGAACATCTGTTTCTAAACCAGTTCCGTGTGGTGATGAGAGTTTTTCAATTGTAAATATTGTAGAGTCGATTTTTATAATACGATATTGTGTACTATGATTATCAAATTGAACAATGTCTCCTCTATCAAATGTTCCTAATCCTTGGTATGAACCACCTGTAGTATCATTGTCTACAACAATGTCCTGTTGAGTCGCAAGAACATTTCCAACAGTTTCACGCTGAGATACAGTTTCTAAAACTATATTATCTCCAGTGTCTGTTTCAAAATACGTTGAGGAACTACCAAATGCAATATCAGAAATTACACCTAATACACGTGCAGTTACATTAGTCACTCCATCTCTATCAACTAAGTTAACTACTGAACCTTCTGTAAATGTTCCTTTGTGACTATCTGTTATTTCAATAGAATAGATTCCTTTATCCGATTCTAAATTGTAAACATTTTCTACAATAGAGTCTCCTTCAATAAAATCTGACCCTGTAGTGTATTGTATAATCTTATCAGTTGCTGATGGGATAAGATTTTCGTTATCCATTCTAATAACCATACGTCTTTTTTGACTATGATTAGATTCTGAAATTTGAATTGTTTGTTCATATGGATAACTAATTTCTGCATCTTCTCCATAAAGGATACGCATTAAGAACTTTAAAGACTCTTCAGTACCTTTCTTTTTATAAAGTTTACCGATGTTCTTAATTGCAAGTCGTTTGTTCTTAACATTCTTTAGGTTTAATGATGGTACAAAATCTTTTTGAAAGTATTCAACGAAACTTTCTGTCGTGTGGTCAATGTCCGAATAGTCTAAGAGACGATTGTTTGCAAGGATTGTGTTTTCTTTAAACGATTTTACCTTTGCAGTAAAATTACCATCCCTACCTGTAATAGTTTCGCCTTTTGCAAAACCATTTCCTGAAATTGTTTTAAGATATAATGTATTACCAGCAACAACTCTTATTTCAGAGATTGTTCCACTAATAGAACCATAAACATATTCACCCACTTCGAGAGGACTTACTAAGACAAGTTCTCCATTTTGTTGTTTTGATTTCTCTTGTACAACTTTAGAAGTTGTTGCATCGGGCGACGGTGCAACAGTCAAGGGTTCTAATAACATAGAACCCTGACCATCTTCTAAAACAATGTCTCCTATTTCTTCGGGAGACTCGATAATTAATATTTCTGCTTCTAGAAACTCAAAGTATGCTTTTATAAACTGTTCAAGTGCAGGACTATCTGCTTTTACAAAATCGGGTAAAAGCGATGGTAATCTATGCGATAGTTTATCAACAATTAAATTTTCGTGAGACATCTAGTTCTTCTATATTAATTAAGCGTTAGTTATTGTAGCACCTGTATTTGCAACTGGTAACCATACGGAACCGTTCCAAACTAAGATACAACCTTCACCTTGTGCATTCAACACGATTTGTGGTGCAGAAACACCTGAATTGTGCCAAGATGACACTGTAATGTTCGCTGCATATGATGATGCCATTCCTGAACAAGACAAGAACTTAATCTGACCTGTATCTGTTCCGTTGTCTAATGTAAAGGCAACGTCTGCTGTGAATGATGAACCATCAACAATTGTTGTTGAACTTGCAGCTAAATCAGTCGCAGCTGAAGATTCAGTTACGATGTCATTGATTGCAAGATGAGTTGGTACGTTTTCAAAAAGTTGACCAATAGTCATCTTCTTGTTTACAGGTGTACCGCCTGGGTTATCTACAATGTGTAGTAAATCATCTGACCCGATATCACTATCTGATACTGATGATAACGCACTTATTTTTTTATCTGCCATTTTGTTTTTCTCCTATAAAAACCAAGTTAATGGAATGCTACTCTAAGCACAGAACCTACTGTCTTAGACCACTTTATTCATATTAATATGAACTACTAGAGGTAGATGTGTATCCAACTCCAGCACTACTTTCACCACTTTCGATGGTGTCTATTTCACCCTTAACCTTAATATCCTTATTGGATATGTCAATTAAACTGCCCCTTGTTGCAACGACATCGTTACTGTCGGGGACAACAGTGAAATCAATCGTACTATCAACATTAACAGTAGATGTAAATGTGATGGCATTGATTGTAATTTTACCACTAGAGTACTCTATGGTACCAGCAGCGGAATCTTGATATATTCTTGTTGAACCTGATAATGTGTATCTTCTTAGATTACCACTACCGTCTTCATCAAAATATTGAATGTTTACAGAATCACCTTGGACATAAAATCCAGTAGATGATACTACACCACCACCTGCCATATTATGACCTGAATGGGGATTATAGAATGCATTACCGTAATTGACTATATATCCTGTCTCTGCGTTTTCTGTTATTGTTAATTTCTTTGATAATCTAACATTAGTTGTATTAGACATAATTGCAGTGTTAGATGCATCGATTGATTGTAATAGTTTCGAATGTCTGAATACTGCATCAAAGTTTTTTAGATTATCTTTATCGAATTGTAGTATTGAATTTGTTACAACATTCTCCATCTCACCTGTTGACAAGTCTGTATTCTTTGCATCATATTTAAATGTTGTTGTAAGTAAAATTTTTGTAATTTCGGGCGAGACTATTGTTGGTCTAATTGTTAGAATGTTTAATGCTTTAAGTTTATCTACTACAGTTTTCTTCTCTGTATCAGATAAGTAATCTGAATTTTGTGGTTTGATTGCTAAAAAGACCTTACCATACTCAGGTGGGTCATTGTCCTCTCCACCCCATACTGCAACTGCATCTGCATTCGGGTAATACTCACTGACCTTTGCTTTATAGTCATTCAGTGTTACCAGTCTGTTTTGTGAAGTGTAAAATTTATTTGCTTTGAATTTGATGGACTCTATACTTTCTTTCTCTGCACCACCTGATGATTTAGTTGTAGTTGTGATAATTGCATCGAAGTATCCATTAATACCCGACTGCATAGTAAAGATGTTTGCACCATCAGCGTGACTTTCATCTACCACAATATATGTTACCGTAATAATATCTCCATCCTTAAGTGCTTTACCTAATACACCATCTCCAAAATAGATTTCTAAGAACCCTTCATCATTTTCTTGAGTGTAATAAACCCTAGATTCTGTATTGATGGTTGAGATATCTGTAGAGAGAGAATATGATTCAATACTACCATTTGAGTCTATGGACACAGTGATGTGAGACCTGTCAACTCTTGCATTTGATAATACATATTTTGGATTAGATACTTGAGTGTCGTGTACGAACTTATCAGTCAAGTAAGTACCTTGTACTAAATTTACATCTGCATATGCATAGTTTGTTTTGTTTTGAGAAGGTCTTACTGAGTTGGGCACAACATATTCATATGTTAGTCCATCGTATGTAGTTGTAAAGATTGAACCTCTGTTTAAAGTCATCTCTGTTGTTGATGGCGAAGTACCATCTGCATTTCTCACATTCCTTAAATTGATATCAACAATTGCAGTTGATGATTTTTCTGTTACAGGAGTAAACCCTAAATCTTTTGCACGAGATACTACGTTCTTTCTCATTTGTGCAGAGTCTAAGAATAACTCTGAAGCTGCAATGTTAGTATTCACTGCACTTATATGTGATGAGTATGCAAGAAGGTCGATGAGAACAGACATCGTTGACCCTTCAAAGTCATAATCTTTAAACTTATCTTGTCCTTGAAGATATGATTTTAAATTATCTGCGATACTGTCGAAATCTAAATCTGATACATTAATTTTTGAACTGTCTATTGCCATTATCGAACCCTTCGTATTGTGAAATCTAATTGTTGTGTTTTTAACCCGTTAATAATTCTATAAAAAACTGTTACAGGTATTCTATTCTCTACCACGTCACCTAAAACCACTTCAACACCTGTTACACGTGGTTCAAAATTTTCTATCTGTTCTGTTAAAGCACGTTTCATTCGTTTTACCTTACTGTCGGTATCTAGTTCAAACAACATATCTCTAACAGACCCACCAAAATTTGGTTTAAATGGTCTCTCATATTTATTAGTTTGGATGATATTACTCACTGCCCGTCTTATTGCATCTGAATCTTTACGAAGTGTTACATCACCTGTTATGGGATGTGCTTTAAAGGTGAGGTCTAAATCAGCATATGCAGTTTTAGATGCAACTGTTTTACCTTCTGTCTTTACGTAATCAACCATAATACTATTTATGCACCATTAGACTTTTATTATTGAGACTAAATCAAATTCATTGGGGTTTTCTTCAAATGTTACTGTATCAGTTGTAATTCCATTTACAGTACTGCTTGTAATAGTTATTTCCGATTGTTCTACTCCATTTACAAATACTTTGGTAGTTCCTTCTCCACCTGTCAATTGAAACTCATCAGTGTCACCATCTGCACCAAAAGATGCTACTCCCTCCACCCTACTTCTACTACTAGTGTTAACACGAACTACAGGTTTATATGTAGTTGATTGCAGTATACCGTCAAGATTGGGTATAGTAATCATAGCACCAAATGGATTTCCAATCAGTTTTAAGAAGTCACACATAGTTAACAATAACAAATCAATGATTTTACCCAAACCTATAGCAGATAAAAACTTTTCAACTATCTTAACCCACGCCATAAGAAGTTTCTGCATCCAGTTCTGTTTGAAGTCTTCAAACTTTGCTTCAAACCTTGCAAGTCTTTCCTCTAAACTAGAATTGGTAGATACATTCTTTCCACCGATTATCTCCTCAATAGTCATTCCTATAATTGGTATCTCAAATCCAAGTACAGCATCTTCCAGTTGTCTTAAATATTTCCCTTTCTCGTCTATAAGTTTTTGTTCTAGTTCTCGTTTCTCTTCGTTCAGTTTATCAATCGTAGCAGGGTCGGTTTCAGTTTCTAACTTCTTATCAATCTCCTTAATTTTCTCTCTAAGTTCACTAGCAGTAGTTTGAAATCTTCTCTTTAGTTCTGCTGTAAGGGTTTCTAGAAGTGCAGATATATCCATAGAAAGAAGTTCTGAAATTTTTGAGAAAGGTAGTTTTGGTAATCCTAATGCATCCCATATCTCTTCGAACATATCAATAAGTTTTTCGAATGCTTTTATGTGTGCATTTAAAACCCATTCTTTCATCTCTGTTTTGATATAGTCCCAAGTAAGTTTTGCTTTTAAATCGTTATTGAGTTCTTGTATTTTTCCATCAAATTTTCTTTGTGCTTCAGGAACTAGATTGAAGAATCTATCAATGTGTTTTGTCCTTTTCTCTTCAAGTGCAAGTATATCCTTTTCTAGTTGTTCCTTTTCTTTCTCTAATTTATCAATCTCTTCTGCATTTAAAACATATATTTCTTTTGTTAACCTTTCGTTAACTTTTGCAAGTCGTTTTCTTTTAGATATAATTTGAGTTACAAAATTCTTTCCACCAATTTGGTCTTGTATCTCCGTTCTATAATCAGCACTAGTGACTATCTTAATGATGTCTATCTGAAGACCTAGAATGGGAATGGTTAAACTAAGTGGTACAAGTTTTTCTATCAACTCTGAAATTTTAATTGGAATGAATAGATGAAATTCTGAAAATAACTCATCTAGTGCATCTTCGAGTTCTTTTTGTAGATTGCGTTTCTCTGTCCCTTCTCTCGTTTTCCAAAACGGACTTAGAACACCTTCCATAGTATCAAAAAACTTTTCAATGTCTTCTTTGATTTCATTAAACTGTTCAGAGAGTTCTCCTAAGAGAATATTATCAATGTAATCTTCTGCAGTTTTTATCTCTTGTAGTATTGCAGTTCTTTCTTCTGCAGTTAAATCGGGGTTCTTTAACTTTTCGTTGAGTGCAACTATCTCTTCTTCTTTCTCCTTTTTCATCAGAGCAATCTTTGCATCTAGTTTATCGGGAAGTTGTGCAATCTCTTGGAGTGGTTTTAGTATATCTTCTACTTTGGGTATACTAAAGATATCATCCGTTGGACACGGAAGTGAAAGAGGTAAATCAATCTTTAACTCTTTTGAAGTTTCTGCTACATCCTTTGTGGTCACTATGAACCTTCTTGTATTACTTGTGCTTTTAGTTTAAGTGTTTTTGCAGATTGGAGTGTCATATCCCCACCTGATTTGATGTCCATTGTTCCTGTAACATCAATCTCACCTTTACCATAACCTTTTAACTTAACATCACCGTATGTCTTAATATTAGAGTTACCCATTACCACGACATTCACTTTACCACCAACAAAGACTTCATTGTCTTTACACACTACAGTGTAATTATTATTAACTATTCTAGTTACCTGAGAACCATCAGGATGTATTTCGTGGAATGTTCCTGACCTATGTTCAACTGCAATTCTTTCTGCATCTAGTGTATCATCAATCTCTAACATATGACCCGACTCTGATGCCATAACTTTGTTGTATGGATAAACTGGGTTTGCTTTTGAATTAGGGAACACTGCAAGGTTTGGGTCTGCGTTCTTTATTGAATCTACTACTGCAGTTATATTTTCACTCTCAACTATACCACTAATACTTCTATGTTCGTATGTCCCATCACCTCTTGCAAACTTAGATAGGTCTGACTCTTCTACATACAA